GGAAGGCGCGATTGCTGCCAAAACCGTGACCTACGATTTCGAACGTCTGATGGATGGCGCTAAGCTGCTGAAATGTTCAGAGTTTGGCGACGCGATTATCGCGAATATGTAATCCGCGCTGCGGGTTAAACAAGAACGGGAGCCGGATGGTTCCCGTTCTTTATTATTAAAATCTGAACGGTTATCAAAAATTTATCAAAACAAGTTATCAAAATGAGGTTAAAGTGAAAGGCTTCAAAATAATAAAACCGAGATGGATCTTTGTTATTTTATTTGTGGTGCTACTGATTATTCCCCTAGCTATCGATAGCATAAAATATGGAGATTATTGGTCAGGTAATTTATTGCCAGAATTTACTGGCGTTATGCTAGAGTTTATAATCATCCTTTATGTTATCGACTATCTTCAAAGAAAAAATGAACGTACAAATAAAATTAAGGCAGAAAAACGCCTACGAGAAATGTTTATCTTTTTCTTTAAAACCTTGAATAAGCATGTTCCGGAAAATTGTAGAGTGGGTAAATTTTATGGTAATGAACATGAAAAAAATACCCAAGAACTTTCTTTTCTTAAAACTTATATTGTAAATTATGGGTTAGATGAAAGTGCAATAAAAGATATACGTATACATTGTAAAAATGATATTGATCTCTTCAATAGTTTTGTTCCTGTTGTCGCTACCTTAGAAGAGACGCATTTAAAAGCATGGATGCGCATATCCTATTACATGAATGCTATTATTACTGAGCGTGAAACAACACAAGATTCTGTCATTAAAATAATTGAGAAAATCCAATTATTTGATGATGAATCCTATAGCAAAAAACTTATTGTTAATTAAATATTAACTTTACTCCAATCTTTTCCTCTATCATCGTGATACCTATCTGTTTGTTGCTGGGATTTATGGCCCAGCAATCTTCTTGTATCAATACCTTGTTCTTTATACAGCCGCTCTGACAACGAGCGCTGCTCGTGAAATGTCGCTGGAGTCCCATCCCCCCATTCTATATTCGCTTTATCTCTGGCTTTGCTGAAATTCATTGTCAAGGTATTGGATTTCACCTGCGCCCCACGTTCAGCCTGAGAAGTAGCGCGGAAAAAATGAACCAGATACGGACTTACTGCATAATCCCGGCACCGCGCAACTACTTCACGCAAGCTCCAGTTGATTGCCTTTAACCTCAGCGCGAGGGGAATGGCGATCTTACTCCCGGTTTTCTCCTGAACAATGTGAAGATGGTCATCCCAGATATCGCTGAATTTCATGTTGGATATATCGCCTAAGCGCTGACCGGTCACAAGGGCTAACAACATCGCGTTACCCATATACTTGTGGTTTGCGTCGGCAATATCGAAAATTTTTTGCCATTCTTCCAGATTAAGGCGTTGCCGCGTTATACGCCTGCGCGGCTGCTTTGTTGCAAGGGCAGGGTTGTACCCGGGGGGAACCTCCCCATAATGTTGAGCTTCTTTAAATACATCAATTAAAACTGAGCGTATCACCTGCGCCATTCTGGGTTGGCCATCTGAAATGTAGGCTTCTAGTATTTCAGCTATATCTCGCACATCTACCGACGAAATCAGCTTCATACCTACTCGCTCACGGAGCAAAGCTACTGGTTTTGCCTTTTGCTTATAGGTGTTCAGCTTAATATCGCCACTATCCAGTCTCTCACCTTGAATATTCCAGTAACGGTCAAGCCAGGTGTTTGTGGTTATAGCTTTACCTTTGCTGGACGCGATTTTGTCGCTAATTGCCATGATCTGGCGAGAGCGTTGTTCAGCCAGACGAGTATTCGCCTCGGTAGCAATTGCAATAGCCTCTGCTTCGTCAGTACCAAGGGCATGAAATTTTCCCGTGATAGGGTGCTTATAACGCCAGTAAACCTTATTGACCTTCCGGCTATACAGCGGATATAGATTCGGTACGCTGACATTATTTTTACGTGGTCTGGCAGCCATCGTTAAGGATCCTTAATAACTTTGGTGAATCAGAATTCTTGATAATAGGCGACGCTAATTCACCAACCAGTTCCGCATCTTCACGTACACGCCACAATCTACCTTGCTTCATCGCTGGTGGCGAAAAAAGGTTTTGTTTTGCATAACGACGAAGAGTGGAAACACTGGGTGGATTGCTGCGATATTTATCTGCTGCCCATTCCTCAAGCGTCAACATCTGAATCATGGTCGGTTCTCCGCTACCGGCTGCAGCCGGCTATTTCAATCGGTAAGCACATGACGAGCACCCGTGACGGGCGCCGTCGTTACAACTGATACATATCTTCGGTTCGCTGGTGGCCGCAGCCACCTGCTTGATTATCCTGGCCGGTACCAGCACCGGCATCGGTACGCGCTGCCGGCGGGCTTCATCCAGCAGGTTCGCCAGCTCCAGCACGCGCGCTTTACAGTCCATTGCTTCAGCGCGCCACCAGATCACATCTTCACGCAGTCGGCGCTGGCGCCGAAGCTTCAGTTTGCTGGGCATTAGTCTTCCTCCTCCCAGTCTTCACCTTCCTCGCCATCCTCACATGGAAAATTTAGAAGGGGATTGGTAGCTGCCAGCATTTCACTGGCAGCGCCACGGCGTTGAAGCCTGCGCAGCGCCTCATATAGCTCGAAAGCTTCGGTGCGTTCTTCGCCGAGATCGAGAGAGCATGCGACGCGGTGCGCGGAAACAACGATCACATCTAACTGGTTACGGATATCCTGAAGAGTTTCCACTCAAACCTCCTGCATCATGAGGTAAACGATAGCCACCGCACGAAGTGGGTTACGGTGCGTGACGCTTATTCCTGATTCGTGTGATGCCTGCCATACGGTCTTTCCTGATGGGTAAAGGCCAATACGATGCTTCTTAAGTGCCGGGAAAAGCTCTTCGACACGACGTAGCGGGAAATAGCCAGTACTCTGCACCGTGTTGAACCAGTTCCATGACAACTGAGCGCCAGTATTTTCGTGAGGGTGGATAGTGGCGCTGTACTTTGGCTTAAGAAAATATGCGAGCCTGACACAGATTTCACCGTCGCTGAGTTTGGCGTAATCCATTAGAAACCCCTCTGCTTACGGATAAGCTCTAAATCTGCCTGACAACTGGCGCACATCTGGCAGCCGAGCATCGCCGCGCGCCGCGGTGCGGGAATTTCTTCTCCGCACTCTTCGCACTGCTCAGCGGAAACAGCGTTACGGTCGATGCGAATGCGCTGTAAGGCATGCTCCATGTTGAGCTCTACCAGCTCGTTGGCCTGGTCTATGATTTCGGCTGTCATGCTGACTCCTTAAATTTCGAAGGCCAGTTGTGGCATAAACCTGTCGCGCCCGGCGTCATAGTTCAGTGAGCTGGCGCTGTTCATTGATTCAATGCGTTCAACAAGCACCGCAGCCCGCGTCTCTTTACTTGCTGGCGCATAGGCTGATTTTTTCCAGGCTTTATCGATCCCGATATTGCGCGCGACGTTGGTGCTGTCTGCTGATGACAAAGGGATGTGCCTGAAAATGTCGGCGTTCAGCATTCGTAAGCCGTGCAATTTGCTAATCGGGTAACCGTTCTCATCGACAACGTATCGAATCAGGTCACGCAATCTGGCAACGCAGCGGCGCGGTCGTTTTGCGTCGTACTCGCCCATGCTGCCAATGCACACTCGTGGAAAGTCCCGGCATAAACGGATAAAGCGCTCGTCTGGTTCATTCATGTGCCAGACCGGAGCGCCAGCAAATTTCCCGTGTGGCCACTCATCGATAAGAGCGTCATTCTCTTCACTACTGCCGCCGATGACGTCCGGAATGACAGCGAACGAGAATCGCGGGTGATTACCCCAGCGCGCGACGAAGGCGTAATATTCATGCCAGTTAACGACGCGCTTTTTAGTCCAGAAGCTGAAAGCACCGTTATCCAGGGCGAATGACTGGCACACCTCACTTGCCAGCGGCAACTGACCGGCGTTAGCAAAGCTGATGAAAGCATGACGAGCTTTCCACGCTTTTAACGCGCAGGTATCCGGGGTAATAGGGCCGCCATGGAAATGGATCATTGGCCTGCTCCTGCATTAGCTTTCACGTGATATTCAATGACGTGATCCGGATAGCGCCCATTTACACGCGATTCAATCACACCAGCTTTTACAAGGCGTTCAATGCGATAAGCTGGTCTGTTAAGGCTGGAAGGAACATTCCATAAGGTAAACCAGCCGGAAGGCATCATTGCCAGAGCTTCGCTGTCGGAAATAGTCAATGTTTTAAGGTTCACGACTGAACCTCCGATTTGCTGCGGAGATGGTTTGCTACTACAACCAACGAATCGCGCATTTCCATCGCACCAGCTGCGCGCAATTCCGCATCTTCATAACTGATGTCATGTCGGTCCATAACGCAGTCGGTGTCGAGATATTCCGAGCTATTTTCCAGAGCGTCAGTAATCGCTTCTGCGCGCAGTGAGTTGAGGGACGCATCAGTGGCGGGAGTTTCTTCGAGTGCATAGCAAACATCATCATTGCTGCATGGATCATCTTTCCCACAACCCACGCAGAAGTGGACCGATTCGCTGTGAGTCTTAATAGCCGACTTCATCTGAGCATTCTCTCCAGCCAGCTGCTTTGCCTCGTTCCGCGATTCGCACAGAGCCACGAACTGAACATCAAGGCGGTCAGCCATAGCGGTAATTAACTTTGCTGCTGCTGGTGGCAGAGTAGGGGCTGTCGCTCTGGCGTCGGCGATCAGCTCTTTGGCATTCAGGCGCATGGGCGTGTCTCCAGCAGTTCGTTAAAGCGCTTCATGAAAAGTGCATAGGCTTGACCGGGGCGCAGAGGGTTAATCTGGATAAGATCGGTTGGCGGGATGTTTTCGAGGATCTCCCAGGTTGTGCCGTCGTCGATATCCAGATCCCGCCGCTCGGTGGCCAGCATGGTCAGGTCTGCGTATTTGATGACAGGTGTGTGCTCAGCCGGCAGGCCGAACTTATTGCGGATCAGACCGTCCACCTGATCTTCAATGCGCCGGTAGTCAGGCAGCAGCGCTTTTAGTGGGGCAGGGATGTCCTGCACGTAGGCTTCAGCTGCATCGTGCATCAGCGCTTCGAATGCATGCTCAACGGGGACGATGAGGCTGCACAGAACCGAGTGCTGCGCTACGCTGTAGAACTCCGGCAAATGACCATTAAAACGGCATACGTTAGAGAGGGCATTGGCTATATCTTCGATATCAATGTCGTCAACGCTAGCAGTCAGATAGTCAAACTTCTTGCCGGTGAAAGTGCGAATGAAGTTCTCTTTCATTGCGTGGTATCTCCTTTGCGCGCTGCAACGCGCGATTTTTGGTTGCACGAATCCCTCGCCGGCTGGCGATTAATAAAAATGGGTTCGCTTTAATAAACGCCCGGAACAGCGAAGGGCGCTTAATGAAGCGGGCGGCTGCAACCGCCCAGGTATCTCCACACAGATGAAAGCGCGCTCCGGAAGGAGTTTGCATTAACGACCAGACACTTGAGGGAGAGTGCCGGAGCGCGCTTGCATCTATGCGAAAAAAAGTGCGGCGCCCTCACGGGTAAGGATCCGGTGCCGCCAATGACTACACGTTGCATTTATTCTTTGTGGTGCCGGGTACCAAACCACCTGATAAAGACGTTGTTAACTGTCCCGCGCGCGCTTAGCCGCATTCACCACAACGGGGAGAGCACTGCGTAACCTGGCACCGATCTGGCCGCCGGTCGGTTTGTACTGGATTCTTCCCCAGCCACTGGCCCGGACAACGAAGCTTCTATGTGCGTTCCAACCAATGCTCTCTCCTGTTGCGTCCTCGTCTCTTCCGAGTTGTCACACCGTATCGCCGCGATGGTGAGTCGATCTCGTGCTTACCTGGCTTGCACATTCCGGCTACCCACAAGCCCAATGCAGTACTTCAAGGGAGGCTGTGGACCGCTTCGACGCATGTGCCATACGCCGTGAATTAAAGGTACCTTTAGTTACCTTTATCGTCAAGCGTATATGTTCCAAAAGTTACATTCAGGGGTAAAAAAAATAGCCATCGTATGATGGCTACAGGTTTAAAGGTTTTGGGTAATTTGGACAACCTTACCAACTATTCGGCAATTGCCATCTATCGGTATCGGCTTGAAAGCGGGGTTCAGGGGCATCAAATAGCTTTGAGGGCTATCCCACACTAATTTTTTAACTGTCGCCTCTGATGAACCGTCCAGCACCGCTACAACGATTTTTCCATAGAGATCATCCATCTGACCGTAATTTGGTTCAACAATAACGATAGAACCTTCAGGTATTGATGGCAGACCGTTTGGGTTTGTCATCGACTCTCCTCTGACAATTAGGCCAAAAACTTCACTGGAAACATCAGCAGTGGTTTGCGTCCATGAAATCACGTCAGATAGCCTCGCATCAGCATAAGTTTCGGTCCAATGACCAGCTTGAACGGCAGAAATAATCGGTACGGCTGTGGGTGCCTTAATGAAGGGGATCAGCTTGGTGTCATCAGCTGTGTCATCGTTCTTACCGTACAGCAGCCATTCAGGGCTGGTGGCGAGCGATAACGCAAGTTGGTGAAGATTTTCACCATCTGGTTTCGTCGATCCATTTTCCCATTTCGTAACCGAAACTCTGCTAACCCCAAGCCGTTTGGCTAAGGATTGCTGCGTGATTTCCAGTTGTAATCGTCGTGCCCGGATTCGGTCTTTCATTTCAGTTTTCATGTAACTAATGTTACCTGCAATGGAGGTAACTGTTGTTTGCTATTTGATGTACCTTTTGTTACCTTTAAGGCGTCATCATTTAGGAGGAATTATGCGTAAAACCGATGTTGTGAATCACTTTGGCGGTATCTCAAAAACAGCCAACGCTCTTGGCATTTCTCATCCTGCCGTGTGCCGCTGGGGCGATGTAATTCCAGAGAAACAGGCTTTCGTCATCGAGCGAATCACAAATGGTGTTTTGAAGTACGACGCGAAGATGTACCAGAAGCCTAACGAAACGGCCGCTTAACCGTAACTACCAAAGGAAAAACAAGATGGTAGAGCACACTTTAAAAACTGTGGTTAAGGCGATGTGTAAAGCCTACCCGGGCGGGCGCGAGGCGATGGCTGGTGCGCTAGGTATGAGCGTTACGCAGTTCAACAACAACCTGTACGAGAAAAACGGGTGCAGACCTTTCGAAGTAACAGAGCTGGAGGCAATGGAGGACATCTCGAACACCTCTTACCTGGCTGACTACTTTGCCCGGCGCCGCGGGTGCCTGCTGGTGGAACAGCCAAGCATGGAGGACCTCGATCGCGTCGACCTTTTCAGCCGTTCAATGAGAACAGCAGCAGCACGCGGACATGTCGACCAAATCATTCAGCAGGCGCTGGAAGATGGAGTGATTGAGCAGGATGAAGCCGAAGAAATTATGGAATGTCACCGCCGCCATATGGCCGCGCGTGAAGAAGAAATTGCCGCGATTATCGCGCTTTTCAGCCGCAAAAAGAAGTGACGCCAGCGGGTTGCAGCCCCTGGCGTCGTGGCGTGTCGATCAAAGTGTGGAGATACCTACGCATGAACAGTTTAACAACACATTACCGCAGGTCGCAACTTGTAGCGCTTCCTGTTACCGGCGGTAAAGGCCCGGTGCAGTTCGTGTATGGGGTAAGAGTACAGGGCGCTGTTGAGCCTGTCAGCTACCCGTTTGCTGAGTGGGTTGTAGGTGATTTTAACAGCCAGGCGGAGAAAGCCGAATGCGAGAACTCAACAGGTGGTTTCGTGACAGAAGAGGCATCCCCGTCCGTGTCATACGTTGGGAGCCAGAATCGCGGCGGGTTATCTATCTGCGGACTGACTACCCCCACGAATGCTTCAAACCACTCCAAATCTTCAAGCGCGATTTCAGAGAAATAAAGGACGACCATGAGCACTAAATTACAAGGCTATGTCTGGGACGTTTGTGCCGCAGCTGGCATGAAGCTGACCAGCGTTGCCATCATGGCGCGCCTGGCCGACTACAGCAACGACGACGGCGTGTGCTGGCCTTCTATCGAGACCATCGCCCGCCAGCTTGGTGCGGGTGAAAGCACCGTGCGTACGGCGATCGGCAAGCTTGAGCAGGATGGCTGGCTTTCCCGTCAGCAGCGCCGCAAAGGCAACCGTAACGCGTCGAACGTCTATCAGCTCAACGTGCAAAAGCTTCAGGCCGCTGCCTTTTCTCACCTGTCAGAATCTGACACCTCAAAATCTGACGGGTCAAATTCTGACGCCTCAAAATCTGACGCGTCGAAATCTGGCAAAAACGGCGGTTTTCACCCGTCAGAATCTGGGGGGGATCCGTCAGTAAAATCAAAACAAGATCCATCAGATAAAAATCAAAACCCTTTCTGTCCGGTTGCTGCGCAACCCGACGATGCGGTGATGGTTACTGACCAGGCTAAACAGGTTCTGACTTACCTGAACCAGCAAACCGGATCCCGGTACCAGGTTTCGAAAACGTCGCTGGAACACATCCGGGCTCGCCTGGGTGAAGGGTTCAGCGCTGAAGAGCTGAAGCTTGTCGTGGATTACACCAACGAGAAGTGGAGCGCCGATTTGCAGATGGCTGAGTACCTGCGCCCGACCACGCTTTTCCTGCCGAGCAAATTTCCTGGATACCTGCAGGCCGCGACGAAGTGGAACGAAGCAGGACGCCCGGCGCGCCGCAACGGCGAATGGATCAGCAGCACAGCTTCCCGCGCGACATTCCAGAATGTCGATTACTCGCTGCCGCAAAACTCGGGGTTCCGCTCATGATGGCTGATACGGCAGCAGCACTGCCAGTGGCAGAACCGGCGCCGCGCGCATGGCAGCGTCCATTCCTGAAATGGGCTGGCGGTAAATATTCGCTGATGCCTGAACTGGATCGCCTTATCCCGGCGGGCTCCCGGCTCATCGAGCCGTTTGTCGGCGGCGGTTCAGTGTTCCTCAACTCCGATAAGCATGAAAGCTTCCTGCTGGCAGATGCCAATCCGGATCTGATTAACCTCTATCAGATGCTTGCCGTATTGCCAGAGAAGGTAACGGTGCTGGCGCGCCAGCTGTTTGCCGAAATGGGTGACGAGCCTGGTTTCTTCGCCGTTCGCCAGGCATTCAACGCGCAGCAGATGACCGGACCGGCGCGCGCCGCCGCTTTCCTGTACCTGAACCGCCACTGCTTCAACGGCCTGATCCGATACAACCGCGCCGGCGAATTCAATGTTGGCTGGGGTAAAAAAACTGGTCCGTATTTCCCGGATAAAGAGCTGGTGGCTTTTGCTGCTGTGGCGCCCAACTGCGTTTTCATGAATGCCGGTTACCGCCGCACGCTGTCGCTGGCGGGCGAGGGCGATGTCGTTTACTGCGATCCGCCCTATGAGCCGCTGCCGGGCACGGCGGGTTTCACGAACTATTCCGCTGGCGGTTTCGCATGGGCTGACCAGGTGGCGCTGGTTGAATCCTGTGTTGCGGCACATCAGCGCGGCGCGCGGGTGGTGATCAGCAACTCGGCGGCGCCACGGATTATCGAGCTTTACGAGCAGCACGGCTTCACGCTGCATCACGTCAGCGCCCGCCGCTCCATTTCCAGCAAAGGCAGCACGCGGGAAAACGCTGCTGACATCGTGGCAATTCTCTGAGGAGGCAGTGTGAAAAAGAACCTGTTAACCGCGCGCCAGGAGCAAATACTGAGCCTGATTGTGGCCTTCCATAAGGAGCATGGGATCCCGCCGACGCAAAAGGAAGTAGCCGATCTGATGGGCGCAGCATCGCCGAACGCGGCAACTGAAGTGCTGCGGTCCTTACAGCGTAAAGGCGCTATCACCCTTTTTCCGGGCGTGTGCCGCGGCATTTCCATCAACGGCCCGGTCGCGGAGGATGAGGCCGTTTCGCTGCTGCGCTCACTGGTGGCCGGTGAAGAACATGCCAGAGACCAGGCGATCTCCTTTCTGAAAATGCGCGGGGTTGCGGTATGAAACTCACACTGCCATTTCCTCCCAGCGTAAATCGCTACTGGCGCGCCCCTAATTCTGGGCCGCTGAAAGGGCGACATCTCATCAGCGCCGACGGCCGCAAATACCAGAGCGCAGCCTGTGAGGCAATCCTCGATCAGCTGTACCGCCTGCCGAAGCCGTCGACCGAGCCCGCAGCAGTTGAAATCCTGCTTTTCCCGCCTGACGCGCGCCGCCGGGACATCGACAACTACAACAAGGCGCTTTTTGATGCGCTGACGCATGCAGGCGTGTGGGAGGACGACAGCCAGGTGAAAAAGATGCTGGTGGAGTGGGGGCCGACAGTGAAGGGCGGCAGGGTGGAGATCTCGATCACCAGGTATGAACCAACAGCGGTTGCAGCCGCTTAACGGAGATACGCATGCAACAGATGAACGCAGTACCCGCTTTTACCCCGGCGGCGATGATGCCGGGACAGGAACTGGCGATGAGTAGCCAGGAGATTGCCGATCTGGTTGAGTCGCGTCATGACCACGTTAAACGGTCTATTGAACGGCTTGCCGAACGCGCGGTTATTCAACTTCCCCCAATGGAGGAAGTTATAAATCACCTCGGGCAGACCGTCGCCGTTTACCAGCTATGCAAGCGTGACAGCTACGTGGTGGTGGCCCAGTTGTCCCCGGCTTTCACCGCACGCCTGGTCGACCGCTGGCAGGAGCTGGAGAGCAAGCAGGCGATGCAGGTACCGAAATCCCTGCCGGAGGCTCTGCGCCTCGCCGCTGATCTTGCCGAGCAGCAGCACCAGCTCAAACAGGAACTGGCTGCCGCGGCGCCGAAGGTGGAATTTGTGGATCGCTATTGCTCTGCGGGCGGATCAATGTCTTTTCGCCAGGTGGCGAAGCTGCTTAACGCCAAGGAGCCTGAATTTCGCATGTTCCTCATCGACAACAGGATCATGTATCGCCTCGGCGGAGTGCTGACGCCGCACCACCAGCACATTGAAAACGGGCGCTTTAAGGTGAAAACCGGTACCAGCACCGAAAACAATCACGCATTCAGCCAGGCGCGCTTTACGGCAAAGGGGATCCAGTGGGTCGGCGGCCTGTGGGCTGCACATCAGGCGCAGGGAGATGCAAAGTGAGGGCACTGCTTAATCCGATCGTCGTGGCAGAGCTGGGTCTCGTCATGTTCAGGCCGGGCACCAGCCTGCTGATGCATTTCCGCCGCGGGCGCATGCTGCTGGAGAACGAGCCGGAGCGCCTGGCGGGTATGCCCAACGGCGAGCTGCCACCAGCAGAGCAGCCGCTGGCCGAAGATCCTGCGCTCGCCGGTGTTTTTGAAAACGATGCGGTGCTGCGCCGCGCCGGCGGCATTGGCGGGCTTGAAAGCTGGCTGATGGAAAGCGGGGAGTGTCAGTGGCCGCATGAGTCCTGGCACGCCGAGAACATCACCACGATGCGCCACGCGCCCGGCGCGCTTCGCCTGTGCTGGCACTGCGACAACCAGCTGCGGGAGCAGACTACAGAGCAGCTTGCGCACATGGCGCGGGCGAACTGCGCGGCTTACATCCTCACCACCGCACGCCGTGAACTGGGTTTCGACGATTCTCATACGCTCACGCTGCCGGAGTTCTGCTGGTGGCTTGCGCGCAATGGCCTGGCCGATGCCCTGCCGGAAGATGCGGCGCGGCAGGTGCTGAGAATGCCGAAGCCGGTGATCCGCTCCGTCACCCGCGAAACCGAGCTGGTGCCCGGTGAACGCCTTGGGCGGGAGATAGTAGAGGAGGTGGCAAAGAAGGTGCTGGCGCTGAATGTCGATCCGGAAACGCCGGAATCCTTCATGCTGCGCCCGAAGCGCCGCCGCTGGCAGAGTGAGAAGTACACCCGCTGGGTTAAAACGCAGCAGTGCATGTGCTGTGGCAACCCGGCAGACGACCCCCATCACCTGATAGGCCACGGACAGGGTGGAATGGGTACAAAGGCGCACGACCTGTTTGTGATCCCGCTTTGCAGAGCGCATCACGACTTGTTGCACGCTGACACCGTGGCATTTGAAGAAAAGCACGGCAGCCAGCTGGTGCTGCTGTTTCGTTTTATCGACCGCGCACTGGCTATCGGCGCACTGGCTATCGGCGCACTGGCGTAAATTGTGGAGACGCTATGAACCTCGAATCATTACCGAAATTTTATTCCCCGAAATCACCGAAGCTTAACGATCAGACGCCAGCGACCGGCGGCGTCGCGCTGACTATCACCGATGTAATGGCAGCACAGGGCATGGTGCAGTCGAAAGCCAGTCTCGGTTTTAATCTCTTCCTGGCGAAAATGGGGATTCAGGATCCGGCACCTGCTATTGATGGGCTGATGCAATATGCGCTGGCGCTGAAAAACCCGGTGCTGGGGAAACTGAGTGAGAAGGCACGCGGTGAAGTACTGCCGATACTGGTGCAGTTTGCCTATGCAGATTATTCGCGTTCGGCAGCCAGTAAATCGACCTGCCCACATTGCGATGGGAAAGGCGTGGTGCGGGAAATGCAGGACGTGGTTAAACACCCTGGCGTTAATGGCGTAGAGGCAACGGTTAAGCACGAAGCCGTAGAAGTGATGTGCCAGCACTGCGCGGGAAAAGGAGAGATGGCCACGGCCTGTCGCGGCTGTAAAGGTAAGGGGACCGTGCTGGATGAGAAGAGAACCAAACTCCTCGGCGCACCAGTCAGGAAAGTTTGCGGGCGTTGCAACGGAAACCGCTTCAGCCGTTTGCCTACAACACTTGCGCGGGTGCGCATAGAGAAGATTATCCCTGATCTGACCAGCTACCAGTGGTACAGCGGTTATGGCGATGTAATCGCTCTGCTGGTGACAAAATGCTGGCAGGAGGAGGCTTTTGCCGAGGCGCAACTGCGCAAAGTCACAAGATAGATGCATATTCGTGATTTTTAGCGTCACGATGCTTGCAAGATTCGAAAAAGACGGTTAGTATTTGTCTAACGATGGGCGATGTATGTTCAGCGTTTATAACCCGCCAAAGCGCGGGTTTTTCGTTTGTAAATGGCCACTCCAAGGCGGGCAATGTTTCTATGTTAAAATACTCCTACCCCAACAGTAGGAGTTAGAAATGGTTATTTCCTCGCTTCAAAGAGAAATCATGATTCGCATGGCGGATCAAGATAGGATGGTTCCGGTACAACACACTAGCTTCCCTTCTGAGCCTTCCTACAGAATTGATGAGGCTATAGAGCAGTTACATCTCAATGGATACATTACAGCTAGGAAATCCAATGCTGAATCTTATTGGATCGCTGATGAAATTACTGCTAAAGGCCATGCTCTATTAGAGGGGGCAGGCTTAGAGTAATAATCATTCTTCAATGGTGAACGATTCGATTATTCACCTTTGTTCACCCAGAGCCGAATGTATAGTGATTCGGCTCTTATTTCTCAATTATAATTTATTTGGTATTTCCCATTTACGCTTTATGTACCTAGATACAAACTCTACCTCAGGGAACATAGTTCTGGAGTTTATGTTAAGTACGTCTAGTTGCTCCAGAATTAGCTCTTTAGAGCTTGCTGGTATGACTATTTTGCTTAATGCGAAGCCTTTTCCATTGCTTCCTGCCTTTTCATATTTAAGGAGTCCAGCGGCTACGAATGCACCTGATTGGGCTACAACCCTGCGATTGTTTTTGGCTGGATGAACAAAGTAATATTTTAATAAGTCGCTATGATTTGCAGTATCTGTGAAATAGGGTTTTTCTACGCGTATAAATTGAGTCAAACGCTTCATTGCATTCAGTTCTCTAAATTCAAACTTTTCTATTTCTGTTGAAGGTTTTTTTATTTTAATGAACTGACCTATTTCATCTTTTTCAGAATCGGATAGTCTGGCCAGATTACATATAAGGCTTACCGTATCACTATCAGCAAATCTAACTCTTTCTTCTGCAAAATCCAATAAATGCACAACTCCATCCTTGTCATGATGACTTTGCTCATCACAAGCAAAATAAAGTGCAACTAGTGGGTTTAAGGAAACATCGAGCAGTCTTGTAGGTAACCCATAATGTTGGGCACGAACAAGTTTATCGAACATAGAGCGATCTCCATTAAATTCTCCTGGTGCTTCTGTCATCAATTCACTAAAAATTTCTTTTTCGGCATTTTTACGTAGACCTCTCATCACTGAGGGTTTTAATGTCCAATGATTAGATGACTGTCCTCTGTAGCACCTGATATGTTTAGGTGTTGTTTTGTTATACACAATAGAAAGGAAAGATGTTACTGAATCGACTTTTGGAATCAACTTCATTTTGATCTCCATAGGGTATATGTGATTTTATTTTTTTTGAGCTTTTAACTCGATATTTTGTGGTTATATTATTTTTCTTCTTTGAAGAAAATTTTATTCGGTACCAATATCTGCTTGGTGGCAATAAAAATCAACATGTATGTAGGCTAAAGAAACATCATCATAAAGTAACTTTTTCTCATGCCGCCCTTAACCTTGACCTTTTATATCACACAGCACCGACCCGTTACAGGCGGAGGTGGAGATGAAACGTATGCCGGACAAAGACGCTGGTTTCTGGGCAGGTCTTATCGCCTGGCTATACAGCCACAAAACAGAATGGGGATATGCGGGCGTGGCGGGCATGTTTTCTTTGCTGCGCAGCGCCTATGCACAGTCCTCATGGAGTAAGCGTGTTCTCGACGCCGTATCGTGCAGCGCACTGGCATTCTTCGCCGCGCCGACACTTCAGGTAGTCGGGGGCGTCCTTAACTGGAACGTGCCCGATACAGCCGCTCAGGTTTTTGCGGTGTACATCGGGTATGTCGGCAATGACTACATCAGCGAGAAACTGCGCGGGTGGATCAGCCGCAGAACGGGAGATAACAGTGAAAATCAGCCCTGACGGTATTGCCCTGATTAAGCGCGAAGAAGGCGAACGCCTGAAAGCGTACCGCGACACGAAAGGCGTTCTGACAATCGGCGTCGGTCACACCGGGCCGGTGGATGGCCGTGCAATCACTCCAGAACTGACAATCAGCAAAGAGAAATCTACCGCATTGCTCCTGGCTGATATCGCCTGGGTTGAGAAAACTATTAACGCCAGCGTTAAGGTGCCGCTTACCCGGAATCAGTACGACGCGCTGTGCAGTCTAGTCTTCAATATCGGCAAAAATGCCTTTGAAGATTCCACCGTCCTTAAGCGGCTCAATGCCCATGAATATCACGGCGCGGCCGATGCTTTCCTGATGTGGAAACGCTCCGGTAACGATCCGGATATTCTCCTGCCGCGCCGCCAGCGTGAAAGAGAGGTGTTTCTGACATGAACCCGATCAACTTCATAAAGAACTATTCGCACATCATCGTTATCGGCCTTATTTGCGTTGCGCTGTGGGGACTGAATGCCCGTAACGCCCAGTTAACAGCCACTAATGAGCGGCTGGAAAAGCTGGCGAACAGCAAAGACGACCAGATTAACGATCTGCGCTCGAAAAATGATGGCCTCGCCGCCAGCGTGGGCGAGCTGGTCACCGCCGTCAGGCAGCAGAACCAGGTTATGTCGCAGGTCACTGAACAGCGCGCTGTAACAGCACAGCAGAACCGGAAGCTACAGAATGAAATTAAGCAATACCTTGAAGCGGATAAGTGTGCTCAGTCCCGCGTGCCTGACAATGCTGCTGACCGGCTGCGCGCCGCAGCAAAAGCCGCAGGTGGAGTACCGGACAATAAGCCAGCCGCAAATCAGCCTTCCGGCAGAACTGACATCACGCATTGATGCGCCTGAGCCGCCGGACGGAATGACGTTCGGTGACAGCGTTCAGCTCAGTGCGCAGTTATACGGGCTGGTGGGGCAGTGCAATATCGATCGTGCTGCCATCCGGCAGATTGAAGAGAGCAGGCAGAATATTGCTGGTGGGCTGAAAAAAATGTCCCCTCCGAAATGAAATCCGCACTTCGGAAGGGAGACCAAAATGGTCGCTCGTTACGTATAACAAGCGAAGCATAGTGCAATCCAGATAAATGGATATATCACCTAAATCAAACAAATGATTTTTTTACTTATTTGAATGTTTTTTTGCGAAAAAAAGCCCTCCAGGTGAGGGCGGCAAAATGCATGCTTGATTTGAACCGTTACGTTTCATTGCTTCGACCAGCTCATCCCTGAGCTATCCCCAGTGTGGGTAGGAGCCACTTCAGGGTGGTTTAACTCTTACACATAGCCCCGGAACCACAAGCGTAAGCGGTAGGTATTAGGATGAATCCCAGGATAATCACCCTCAGAGAGCGAATCGCCACAGTGACGAAGCAGGTTGCCTACTTGCAGGATTACATCAGCACTCAGTGCCTTAAATAACGAGGATCTATGAGCGAAGCAAAACCACAAGACGGCAGCACCGTTAAAGGCTACCGCACTTTAACTGATGGCGACATTGAGCGCATGAATCGCCTCAAAGGTGTCAGTCGCCATTTCTGCAACCTTCTTGATACCGAGCGGGAAAACGTAAGCGCTGAGCTTTCTGAGACGGCAAATCACTCTGTAGAAGCACAGGAAGCTGCGCGCTGCCTGGCTATTGCCCGCACCAAAATGCAGGAAGCCTGCATGTGGGCATGTCGTGCAGTTGCACGCCCCGACGCAGACTGCTGAGACATTACTGCAGGCATTCTCTGAGTGTGTGTGATAATGCTATATTATCCCCTCACCTTTGAAGGGGCGGGTTATGAAAATAGATCACGATTATTTGAAAGGACTCTTAGAAGCTTTCGAAGCTTCAGGTGAGCCACACACTGATATTATTAAATTACAGGATGTAGGATACGACTTTAAAACAGATAATTTCTTATTCCATATGCGGTTATTATACGATCGTAATTTGATTTCAAGAACAAGTGGAAATTATGGCTTTGGTTATGATGAAGGTGCCGATACTGGTGGCTCTTGGAGTGTTTTACATTTACGTCTCACCGCAAATGGTCATGATTTCCTCGAAGCCCTTCGAAATAAGGAAGTATGGAACACTGTAAAAGATGGCTTTAAGGATGCCAGTATTGGAACTTTAGTTGATGTGTCGAAACGGCTATTTGAAGGTTTTGTTCAGAAAAAGATCGACAATATTTTAGGCTCCTAGTCACTATTTAAGAATTATTATTTAAGCCACGCTAAGCGGGGCTTTTTTATTGCGCCCCGCAAGCGTTAAACAATTGAGAGTCTTTCAGTCGTGAGCTTGGGGAAAGCTGCTTTCTCGGGCGGCAGTCCCATGCGACAGGCTCACATCTAAAAGGAAGCTTTATGCAGGTCACTATCGATGGTGTCCCGTACGCGCCTGTCTGCACTCCGGCCACCAGCCGTATCGGCATAGCCATCTCTACGCACAATCGCGCTGCTGTTCTAAGCAAGGCGCTGGAGCATCATTTCCACCATTTACCTGTCGGCGCGCTGGTGGTTGTCGTTGATGACGGTTCACAGCCACCAGCGGTTGTACCTGCCAGCGTTAACCTGATCCGACACGATAAATCGCTGGGCATTGTGGCCTCGAAGAACGCCTGTCTTACCGCGCTTATGGATGCCGGGTGTGAGCACCTTTTCCTGTGGGACGATGACGCATGGCCGATTGCTGATGGCTGGTGGCTGTCTTACATCGAATCACCCGAGCCACATCTGGCTTATCAGTTTCTCGATCTGGCTGGTGCGCGCAAGCTTAACGATATCGCGGTGCTGTATCGCGACGATCAGCATATCGCCTACACCGGCCAGCGCGGCGTCATGCTCTATTACCACCGCAGCGCGATTGAGCGTGTCGGCGGCTTCGACCCGATTTACGGTCGCGGCATGTATGAGCACAGCGATCTCGCTCTGCGCATCCACAATGCCGGGCTGACGTCGTGGGCGTTCGCTGATGTGGTCGGCTCTGAAAAGCTGATTCACTCCCTCGATGAGCATGAGCTGGTGGAACGCTCAGTACCACGTCCGGACCGTGAGGAGCAGGTAAAGCACAACGTCAAAATTCACAACGCGCGGCGGGACACCGGTTATACCGGCTATGCCCCTTATCGGCTGCAACGTAATGTTGTGATCACCACGCTGCTGACCAGCGAGCCTGACCCGCAGCGCGGTACCAGAATGACAGCCTCACCCGACCTGCTGGCAAAGTGGGCTGGTTCGTTGCGCGGCTGCAGCCGGGTTGTGCTGGCTGATGAGCTGGCGACCGCGCCGGCTGATGTCGAACTGTGGCGCGTTCCCGCTGTGAAGATGAACTGCTACTTCCGGCGCTGGCTGCATATCTGGCAGCACCTTCGCGATCACCCTGAGTATCATCTCGTCTGGTGCACTGACGGTACCGATGTCGAAATGCTCCGTGAGCCATGGGCAGATATGGTGCCGGGCAAGGTGTATGTCGGATCTGAACCAAAGACATATGCCGATGCGTGGGCACGCCAGCACCACCCGGAACGCATTTATCAGGACTTCCTCGATGAGTATCGCGACGATGTGATGCTGAATGCCGGATTACTTGGCGGGCTGCGCGCTGACGTGATGAACTTTGCGCACGGCATAGTGCGGCTGTATTACCTGCTGGAGTGTCACCGCTTCTGGAACACAGAGAAAGCACCGGCAGCGGTTGGCGATATGCTGGCCTTTGGCATTGTGGCTAAACGCTTTGGCGATCGCATCGTGACCGGGCCGCAAATTCATACCATTTTCAAATCTGACGGCATTGGTAAGGAGTGCGCCTTTTGGAAGCACAAGTGAGGCAGGAATGGGAACGGCAATCATCTTTATCCTGACAGTTATAGCCCTCTTAATTTTTGTATTCGCCCCTCGCAGTCCCCGAAGCGCTTCAGAATGCCATCGCTGCGGAAAGAACGTTAAGCCTCCTTTGAAATTCTGTAGCGGGTGCAGGCCAAAGCCAAAGGTAAAAGCCGATGGAAATTAAGTATGTGGTGGTCGCGCACTATGCGCGGCGAGAACAGGCCGAAAGGCTTGCTGACTCTCTTGGCGCTCACCTGCTGGTTGACGAGCACGACAGGGGTGCCAACTTCAATCATCGCCGTGCACTTGAGTGGGCAGAAGGACAATCCTGTCGGGTTGTCGTGCTGGAAGACGACGCGATGCCGGTTGCAGAGTTTGCGGAAAAGGTTGCTGACTGGCTGGACTGCTTTCCTGACCATCTGTGCTCGTTCTACCTTGGCACCGGCCGCCCGCCGCAGTACCAGCTTGAGATAGCGACCAGGCTCATTGCAGCTGATCGCATCCGTGCCGACCACATCACTATGCAGCGTCTCATGCATGCTGTCTGCTACAGCGTTCCGCCGGCACTGTTGCCTGACCTGCTGTCACGATGGGACGCGGGTAAGCCTGCTGACTTCGCCGTGGGCGATGCCTGCGGCGGCCCGGTTATCTATCCCTGCTGCTCACTGGTGGATCATGCTGACGGTGATCCCGTTGAGAAGCATCCCGATCGTCAGCCCCGCCACGAGCGGCGACGGGCATGGAGGTTACATGGCTAAGCTAACGACCCTGAAACCACGGCTTAAGGCCATGGACACCCGACGCATCAAACCCGTTTACGGTGAGCAGCGGCGTATCAGTGGCAGTGTGCGTGTGGGGCTTAAGCGCCGGCTGTGGGTACGCGATGGCGGACATTGCTGTATGTGCTCACGCGCTGTTGATCTGCATGAGAGTGAGCTTGACCACCGCATTGCGCTGCAGTTCGGCGGCGACAACTCTGAGCGCAACCTCTGGACGCTCTGTAAGGAATGCCACGCCGGAAAATCAGCGCGCGAAGCAGCCACGGCCGGTCCGGATGATGAAGCCCTGAAACATGCCGTGCCGGAAGGCGCTGACGGGCAGGGAACGGTCATATTTTGATTTAAATGAAAATGATTATCATTTAATTGCTAAATTAGTTGCATTTGTAACTATTTCATCTGTAATGATAATAATTCTCATTACCGGGGGGGGAGGGCTCAAAAAAAAGGCCGATCACCCTGTACACCGCCCCCTCCCTCACGCACAGAAAAAATCCCCTTCTGGAGGGTATAAACATGTTAACAGCGCAAAAGCGAAAATTCGCGGTGGCGCTGATGTCCGGCATGTCTCAGAAAGATGCGGCAGTAAAGGCGGGCTACTCGGAGAAATCCGCGCGGTCAAAGGGGTCGCAGCTTGCAAAAGACCCGGAAGTCATCGCTTTCATTGCCCGTAAAAAGCAAGAAACCGTCACCGTGGATGAGGTGCCGGAGTACCGGAAAAATGTTTATACCCCAGCGGTAAACACCCCGGAAAAAATCCCTCAGCCAGAAGTGCCGCCAGCGGCTGCTCAGTATGACGATCCGCTCAAATTTCTGATGGCAGTGATGAACGACTCCACTGAAGACATCGACACCCGGAAGGATGCGGCAAAGGCTATGCTGCCTTACGTTCACCCCAAAAAAGGGGAGACCGGCAAAAAAGAGGCGCGCAACGCTGCAGCGAAAGTGGCCGCTGGCGCGAGCAAGTTCGGATCCATGGCGCCGCCAAAGCTGGTGGTTAACAACAAAGAGGGGTAATCCATGGCGCAGTGGTTCACGGCCTGCACCGACTGGGAAAACCGCCTCATCGACGGCGAGTCCATCATTCCGCCGCCGATATTCGCTGACCAGGCTGAACAGGCGCTGAGCATATTCCGCGAACTCCGTGTTTCAGACCTCCCCGGCAAGTCCACGTTCGGTGAGTGCTCCGAGGCGTGGGTGTTCGACTTTGTGAAAGTCATCTTCGGCGGGTACGACGCCGAGACAGGTAACCAGCTGATCCGTGAATACGGTCTGCTGATATCGAAGAAGAACACCAAGTCGACGATTGCCGCCGGCATTATGCTGACCGCGCTCATTCTCTGCTGGCGTGAGGATGAGGAGCATCTCATTCTGGCGCCGACAAAAGAGGTGGCCGACAACAGCTTCAAACCTGCCGCCGGCATGATCCGCGCGGATGAAGAACTGACAGATATGTTCCAGATTCAGGATCATATCCGCACCATCACCCACCGGGTCACGCGAAACACCCTGAAAGTGGTGGCCGCTGATACCGACACGGTCTCCGGGAAAAAGTCAGGGCGTATCCTCGTCGACGAACTCTGGCTTTTCGGCAAACGCGCCAACGCAGAAGCGATGTTTATGGAGGCTCTCGGCGGACAGGTATCGCGCAATGAAGGCTGGGTGATTTACCTCACCACGCAGAGTGATGAACCTCCAGCGGGCGTGTTTAAGGAGCGTCTCGATTACTGGCGCGATGTGCGCGACGGCAAAATCAGCGATCCGAAAACGCTGGGGATCCTCTACGAATTCCCGGACAGCATGATCCAGACCAAGGCTTATCTTCAGCCTGAAAACTTCTATATCACCAACCCGAACATCGGCCTTTCCGTCAGTCCGGAGTGGATTGCCGATAATCTGCGAAAGAACCAGGCGAAAACTGACGGCACGCTACAGCAGTTTCTGGCGAAACACCTCAACATCGAAATCGGTCTCAACCTGCGCAGCGACCGCTGGGCGGGCGTCGATTTCTGGGAGCAGCAGGCGCGGCGGGTAAGTTTTAACGATTTGCTGCAGCGCGCGGAAGTGATCTCGGTCGGTATTGACGGCGGCGGGCTTGATGACCTGCTGGGATTCAGTGCTGTCGGGCGCGATGCTGAGACGCGTGAGTGGCTCTGCTGGTGTCATGCCTGGGCACATGAAATAGCAATCCGGCGCCGTAAAAGCGAGGAATCACGGTTTAACGACTTTGTGAAAGCCGGTGACCTGACCATTGTGAAGCGTGTAGGGCAGGACACAGAAGAGGTGGCGGAGTACGTCAGCCGCATCCACACCGCCGAGCTTCTCGACAAGATAGGCATTGACCCCTCCGGTGTGGGGCAGATCCTCGACGCACTTATCGAGGCGGAGATTCCCGCTGATGCCGTGGTGG